GCCTTATATGATGAAGAATTTCAAAGAGCAGCTGACCAAGATGAAGATAGAGCTTCATTTCGTGTACGACCTGATATTAGGATGAATTGATGGCATACGCATTAGGCAAGTTTGCAAAAGGTTTATGTGACCGTTGTGCTTTTGAATATAAATTAAGTGAATTACGAGAAGAATGGAATGGTGCAAAAGTTTGTCCAAGTTGCTATGAACCAAAACATCCACAACTAGAACCTTTAACAGCAACAGCTGACCCAGAAGCATTATATAAACCAAGACCAAACAACGACCATGAAGAAGGTGAAGGTTTTGTTGTGGTTGTAAATTCTAATATTTTTTTACCAGACTACATGAATCCATCTACTCTACCGACTAACTTTACTGTTAGTGAGATGACAGGTAGCGTTGGCGAGGTTACAATAATTACATGACATTATCTGAATTAAAAACTCTTATACAAAACTATGTAGAAAACACAGAAACTACATTTGTAAATACTTTAGACGATTTTATCAAAAACGCTGAAGAAAGAATATTTGAACTTATACAGTTTGATTTTTTTAGAAAAAATGTTACAGGTAATCTTACTACTGGTAATACTTATCTAACAGCACCTACTGATTTTCAAATGAGTTTTTCTTTAGCTATTATTGATTCTAACGGCGATTATAAGTATTTAGATAAAAAACATCCAACATTCATGCGTGAGTATGCTGTAGACCCAACAGATGCAACAGCAAGAAGTCAACCTTTATATTACGCAGATTTTGACAAAGAACTTTCAACAGCAAGTGACAACGGTTCTACTTTGATAGTAAGTCCTGTGCCAGATGCAGATTATAATGTTGAATTACATTATCTTTTTAAACCAAATTCATTAGTTACAGACACAACAGGGACATGGCTATCTAATAATGCAAGAAACGCTTTGTTATATGGTTCACTTGTTGAAGCAAATATTTTTTTAAAAGGTGAAAGCGATATGCAGAAGCAGTACGAGCAACGTTTTACACTAGAAATAACAAGGCTTAAAAACCTTGCAGAAGCTCGCGGAAGGAGAGACGAATACCGTTACGATTCTTTGAGGTCAACGGTTAGTTAAAATTTATGAAACAAATAGAAAGTCTTAAGGGCAAATCAGTTGCCATAGTTGGTATGGGTAAGAGCTGGTTTGATTATAATTTAGCTAAATCACACGGAGTACATTTTGATGAAGTATGGGCCATAAATGGCGTAGCTTCAGTCATTTACCACGATAGAGTATTTATGATGGACCCAGCTTCTAGGTTTTTAGATACAGATGATGCTGGTGGTCAAACTAAAAGCATGGCTGATATGCTGCAAGAACATGAAGGTCCTATATATACGTGTGAGCTAGATGATAGATGTCCAGGTCTCGTAGAGTTTCCATTAGAAGAAGTAGTGCAATACTCAAACTGTCATTACTTAAATAACACAGTAGCCTACGCTGTAGCATTTGCATATTGGAACGAAGTGGCAAATTTAAAAATGTTTGGTATAGATTTCAGTTACAAAGGCAATTTACATTTTGCAGAAGCTGGTAGAGGCTGTGTAGAGTTTTGGCTAAGTAAATGTATATCAGCAGGTATGCAAGTAGAAGTAGCACACAGTTCAGGTTTATTAGATACAGACGTTCCAGCAGAACAAAAGTTATACGGATACCATAGATTAAAAAATCCTTATATTATTTTGGTTGGTGAAAATGGTATTGAATTAAAAAGAGTTGATACCTTAGATATTGTAAAAAAGAAACAAGAACCGATGCTAATAGACAGGCACGATTCACATTTAAAACCTGTTGAACCAAAGAAATGGTAGACAAAATAACACCTGCAGGTATGCCTGGTTTAGGCCTTATAGAAGCAAAAACTTCAAATTATGGAGGCCATACACCAGAATTTTGGGCAGAAAGACTTACAGAAAAAATTGTTAGTAGTAGTGATAGCGAGGACCCATACATTAAAGAACAAGCAAAAGCTTATAAAGATTTGATTTACAAGGTTTGTTTGATTTATATAAAAAATGCGTTAAAATCCTATAAAGCTACTCTGATACAAGACTTTATAAAACAAGGCGATACAGAGTTAGCAAATATTATAAAAAGGATTTAATATGGCTATAACATCAACATTAACAACTAGCTTCAAAAAACAACTTTTAGAGGGAGTTCACAACTTTAAAAACTCTGGAGGTGGTACTTTTAAATTAGCTTTATATACAAGTTCCGCTACGTTAGGTGCTACTACTACAGCTTTTACTACAACAGGACAAGCAAGTGGTACCAACTATACTTCTGGTGGTAGTAATTTAACAAGAGTTGACCCAACATCAAGTGGCACTACTGGTTTTACTGATTTTGCTGATTTAACTTTTGGTACGGCTACAATTACAGCTAGAGGTTGTATGATTTATAATTCATCTGCAACTAATGCTTCTGTTGCAACAATAGATTTTGGCGGAGATAAAACATCAACAGCAGGCGACTTCACCATAGTTTTTCCAGCCGCAGCAGCTAGTACAGCTATTATCAGAATAGCTTAGGTTAGCCTACTATGGCTAACATAACTGGTTGGGGTCGAGGCACCTGGGGACAAGGTACCTGGGGCGAACCTATACCAGTTACTCTCACAGGATTAGCAGCTACCAGTGCGTTAGGCACTGTATCCGTAGTAGCCAAAGCTAATGTAACTCCCTCTTCTCAAGTTGGCACCACAGCAGTGGGTACCCCTACTTTTGATTGTGAAGCTAATTTAACTCTCACAGGACAATCATCTACAAGTGCTCTTGGCACAGCTACGGTTGTAGCAAAAGCTAATGTTACGCCGTCAACACAAGTTGGAACAAGTGCATTAGGCACCGTATCTACAGTTGCAAAAGCAAATGTAACACCTAGTTCACAAGTTGGCACATCTGCTATAGGAGGCGTAGGTGTTAATGGCGATGCAGTTGCTAATGCACCTGGAGCAGTAGGCTCAGTTGGTAGTGTTGGAGTTGATGTAGATGGAGAGGCAAATGTTGTAATATCAGGTTTAGCTGCTACTTCTGCAGTTGGTTCGGTAACAATTCATCACAATGCACAATTTAACATTGATGGTGTTTCTGCAACTGGAGGTGTAGGTTCTGTAACTACTATAAATAAAGCAAATGTGCTTATTACAGGTGTATCAGGTACTGGTGAAGTAGGTTCAGTTCTTATTTGGTCCCTGATAGATGATACACAGACAAAAAATTATGCTAATATAAATACTGACCAAAGTTCATCCTTTGCTGAAATTAATGAAACACAAACCCCAAATTGGGAAGAGGTAGCATAAAAAATGGCAACTTATGTAAATGATTTAAGGTTAAAAGAAATAGCTACAGGTGACGAATCAGGAACCTGGGGTGCATCTACGAACACAAATTTAGAATTAATAGCTGAAGCATTTAGCTTTGGCACTGAAGCTATTACTACAAACGCAGACACACATACAACTACAATAGCAGATGGTGCTACAGACCCTGGTCGTTCTATTTACCTAAAATATACAGGTACACTTGATTCAGCTTGTACTATTACTATTGGACCAAACACAGTATCTAAGCTTTGGTTTATAGAGAACGGAACATCAGGTTCACAAAATATAATTATTTCACAAGGTAGTGGTGCTAATGTAACTGTACCAGCAGGAGAAGTGAAAGCTATTTATTCTGATGGAGCTGGTTCTGGTGCAGCTATGGTAGATGCTTTTGCTAATTTAAAAGTATCAGATGCAGCACAAACTAATATTACAAGTCTTGGAACTCTTACAACACTTACAGTTGATGATATAACTATTGATGGCTCTACTATTTCTGATAGTGGCGATTTAACACTAGATGTTGGTGGAGACATAATTTTTGATGCTGATGGCTCAACAATAAGCATGAAAGATGGTGGCACAAATAGAATTACATTTAATTTAGATTCAACTCCCGATTTAGTTTTAGCAGGTGGTAATGCAAGTATAACCGCTTCTACATCTGATGCAGATTTATCATTTATAGGTAATGATGGTGGCTCAGATGTTACTGCTCTTACCCTTGATATGTCAGATGCAGGTACAGCTAAATTTAATCACAACATACAATTAAATTCTGCTGGTGCTTATATCAGTTTAAATAATAATGATGATTCAAGAATAGCAGGGGATGGAGATTCAATAGATTTTAACCTTTGGGATAATTCAAGTGCTTATCAAACTAGAATGACAATTTTAGATACAGGTAAGGTTGGAATTAATGAGACTTCGCCAGCAAATAATCTACATTTAGGTATTAGTAGTGGTGGACAGGGTGTTCTTGTAAAAAGCACAGGCGACCATTCTGGACTGTTGCAATTTAATGTAAATAGAAGCAACTCTAACAGAGTTTTAGGACAATTATTAGGAACATGGAATGGAACTGATGTATGTGATATACAACTTAAAACAGCAGATGACACTACTAATAAAGATAACGGACAAATAACATTTAGCACTTCTACAGCAAATAATCTAAGTGAGAAAATGAGATTAAATGACCAAGGAAAGTTGGGTGTGGGGACTACCACGCCTCAATCTGGTGTCCATATTGCTGAAGGTGGTTCAGGTGCTGATGGTGGTTCAGTTCTTACTTTATCATTCACAGGCTTTGGCTCTATTGTCAATAATGATGACTTAGGTAGCGTACATTTTGGTGGTGTAACAAGTGGTGGAGTAGGTATTCACAATGCAGCTAAAATTATGGTAGAAGGTGATGGTACTTGGGCAAGTAATGATTATCCAACAAGAATGGTGTTTTTTACTACAACAGATGGTGCTTCATCTGCAACAGAGAAAATGAAAATTGATAATTTAGGTGAACTTTCTACAACTCATGCCGCAACTGCACATACCAACGGATTAAATATAATAAATTCCCAAGCTGGTGGTTATGGTTCTGCATTAAAATTACAATCTGAAAGGTCAGACACTAATGCCATAGTAACAGCAGCAAGAATAAGAACCGAGGGTGCAGAAGCATGGAACGCTGATAATGCAGTAAGTAGTGCATTTATATTTGAAAGTGTACAAGATAACTCATTAAATGAAAGGTTTAGAGTTACAAGTTCTGGATTTTTAACTTTGGGAACAAGCACGGCTGGTGCTGTATTTACAGTAACAAACGCCATGTCAACCACTACTACATTAGTGAAATTAACTGATGCAGGTGGAACAGGAACTCATACACAAATAGATTTTAATAATACAAATGGGCAAGTAGGCACAATTAACACAAGTGGTTCATCTACATCATATAACACATCTTCTGATGCAAGACTAAAAAATGTAACTGGCAAAGCTAGAGGTTTAGAAGTAATAAATAAACTAAATCCAGTATCTTTTAATTGGAAAGCAGATGACAAAGCTGACGAGGGTTTATTGGCACAAGAAGTACTAGATATAGTACCAAATGCTGTATCAGGCTCAGAAGAAGATATGTACCAAATGGATTACAGTAAATTAGTTACACCATTAATTGCAGCTATACAAGAACAACAAACACAGATTGATGCCTTACAATCTGAAATTAATATTTTAAAAGGAGAATAATATGGCAATATCATATTCTTGGGATTGTAAAACTTGCGATACATACCCAACAAAAAGTGGTAAATCAAATGTAGTACATAATGTGCATTGGAGACTTACAGCAACAGACGACACTAATAAAGATAGTGATGGTAATAACTGGACAGCATCTTGTTATGGCACACAGTCACTAGACACATCTGATTTATCTAGTTTTAAAAATTGGTCTAATCTTACCAATAGTGATGTACAAGCATGGGTTGAAGCTGCATTAGGTAGCGATACTGTAACTAATATGAAAGCTGGATTAGATGCAGATATAGCCAAAAAAATTACACCTACATCTGTACAAAAAACATTAAGCTCTTAATATGGCTACGCAAGAACCAGTTGTAATGATTGATGACAAAGAAGTTAAAGTAAGTGAGCTTACAAACGAACAACAATATTTTCATAGTCAAATACTAGATTTAACCAATAAACAAAAACGCATACAGTTTGAACTTGACCAAGTTAATGCCAGTTTAAGTGTGTTTCAAAACGCATTTATAGAGTCTGCTAAACAAAAAGCAGATGAAGTCTTAAATAATCCAGAGGAGGATAAAGATGACAATACTTAATATATTAGTGTGGGTAACTGCAATTATATCTATAGCTTCAGTTATAGCAGCAATTACACCTACTCCAAAAGACGACCATTGGTTTAGTTACATATACAAAGTAATTGATTGGTGTGCGTTAAATGTTTTAAAAGCAAAGGATAAAGGATGAGTTGGTTAGAAAAAATGTGGAGCAAAGTTACTGGCACTGAAAAAGTAAAAGTAAGAGCTAGAAACAAAAAAGGACATTATGTAGCTGATGATAAATCAACACCTGATGTAAACGAAGCTTGGACCACAAAAAGAGTAAAAAAATCTAAAGAGTCATAATGGCTAAATCACCTGATGCGTTTGTTTATAACGCTACATTAGAACGAATTGTAGATGGAGATACATTTGATTGTTGTCTTGATTTGGGTTTTGATGTAAAGCTACATAAACAGCGTGTCAGACTTGCAGGAATAGATACGCCTGAAAGCAGGACTAGAGACAAAGCAGAAAAGGTTTTAGGCCTTGCTGCAAAAGCAAGACTTAAAGAATTGTGTATTGGTAACATAAAAGTTAAATCTTTAGGTAAAGGCAAGTATGGTCGTATCTTAGGCATACCATATACTGAAGATGGTAGAGATATATGCCAAGTGCTAATCAAAGAAGGTCATGCCGTAGAATATGACGGAGGCAAGAAGAAAAAAGTTTGGGGTGATTTTTAATGGAATCAGCCGTAACTCTAATTCAAGAGGTAGGGTTTCCAATTGCAGCAGCTTTAGGCCTTGGTTGGTTTATTTATAAACTTATTATGCGTATTGTTGATGGCATGGAGACAAAACTTGATACCGTTGATGAAAAAGTAGAAGCACAAATAGCAGCTATAGAAGAACGACTTGGTACAAAACTTGATTCGCAACACGGTATTTTGGTAGCATTAATAGATAGGGTGCGTAGTTTAGACAATGAAATTATACGCCAAGACACTTTAGTTAAAACCATCTTGGGTGTGCCGCAACTTATAGACAGCAGCAAAATAGCAAAAGCAGGTAGAGATGACCAAAGAAAAGACTGATAATATTTGGATTTATAGGATAGCAGGACTTCTGTGTATTTTCTTTTTTCTTGTACTTTTAACTAATCCTTTATGGGCAGACACTATCACGCACAAATTTAAAAATCCATCTTTTAGCGGTATAGGTACAAGTTCGCATTATCTTACAATAGAAAATCAAGAATTTAATCGTAAGATGAGTATAAAAGAAGAAATTAAAGCTATACAAGAACAAATAGAAAGAGACAAAGAAAATACAACATTAGCAAGATTTATACGTAATTTAGAATCTAGAATATATGCACAATTATCAAGACAGCTTGTAGAAAATTTATTTGGGGAAACACCAAGCACAGAGGGGACACTAACTCTAGAGGGCAACACCATAAAATATAGTATAAAAGATGGCGTTATAACCCTTATAATTACGGATGAAAACGGAAATGTCACTGAAATACAGCTGCCTATTGGTGATTTTAGCTTCTAGTTGTAGCTTAAACCCTGTTGTAACAAATTTAGAAGACGGTAAAACCTTACCGAATGTTTTACAAATACAATCAAAAGAATTACTGAAAGTTGACCAACCAAAAATACCAATAGTAGTTGCAGTTTATCCAAACAGTTTTACAGACCAAACAGGACAAAGAAAAAGCAATAGCGAGTTTGCGTTATTTTCTTCTGCAATTACACAAGCCCCAAGTCATTTGTTGATAAGAACATTAAAACATACTGCTAATGGTAAGTTTTTTAGGGTTGCTGAAAGAGTTGGTTTAGACAACTTGACCAAAGAAAGACAACTGATACGTTCTGCTAGAGAACAAAACGAACAAACTGATGGTCCAAAACCCATAATGCCCTTGCTTTTTGCAGGCGTACTTATGGAAGGTGCTGTAATAGGATATGACACAAACATTAAGAGCGGTGGTATTGGTGCCAGGTATCTCTCTATCGGTAGCAGCAAACAATATCGTGTAGATAATATTACAGTTGCATTGCGTATGGTTTCTATTGCTACAGGTGAAGTATTAATAGATGTTTTAGTTAGTAAACAGATATATAGTTATGGGCAATCTCAAGATGTATTTAGGTTTATAGAAGCTGGTACAGAGCTAGTTGAGATAGAAATGGGTGATGCAGAAAACGAACCTACAACATTAGCATTACAAAGAGCTATTGAGGAGTCAGTTTTGCAAATTGTTAAAATAGGTTATGATAAAGGATTCTGGGAGAAAAAAGATGATGAAACTGATTAGTTTATTATTTATCTCTACATTAGTATTTGCAGCAGATAATGAAATATACGTAGACCAAAGTGGTGCTACTGCTAATATTGATTTAGAACAGTTAGGTTCTGGAAACATTATTGGTGGTTTAAATTCTGTAGCTGGAACTCTTACAGCTTTAGATTTAGATGGTATCAGTATGACACTTGATATAAACCAAATTGGTGATACTAATAAATTTTTAGGCGACCTTTTGGGTGACTCTATTACTGGATTTTTTGAATTTGACGGTGATAGCAACACATTTACTATACAAGGCGACCCTACAAATACTTATGGTATAGATAATTCTAACTATAATGTAGATGTAACAGGTAGTACAAATACCTTTACATTAGACCATGGTACAAGTGCATTGGCTGCTACATTAGATTTAGATTGGATTATACAAGGTGATGGCAATACTTTTGATTTTGACATTAATTATGATGGTGGCACTTCTTACGTAGATGTTGACGGTGATAGTAATACAGTAAACTTTACTGGTTCTGGTTATGCTGGTGGATACTTTTATTTAGACCAAACAGGTAATTCAAGAACATTTAATATTACTCAAGCAAGCACGCAAGATAATGACTGGCTCAAAATTATTTCAATTTCTGGCACTTCTGCTTCTACCGTTTGTGTTGTTCAAAACGACCAAGGTACAAGCACAAGCTGTTGATATAGGAGATATATCTGAATTAAATGGCAC